TTCATAATAATTGGACACCAAAATGCTCTTTCATATAAAGAAATATTTAAATTAGTAAAAGAAAATAAATTATGGTTAGGTTATGGTTTTAAAGGTGGTGCGGCTCATTTCATTAATAAAAATTATGAAGATTATGCTACTGCTGGAGATCATAAGGAGGGTATGATAAGAGTATCGGGAGTTAATTGGTTTACAAACTTAGAGATAAAAAAGCGTCACGAGGATTTAATACTTTACAAAAAATATTATGGTAATGAAAGCGAATATCCTAACTATGATAACTATAATGGAATAAATGTAGATAAAACAAAAGATATTCCAATGGATTATAAAGGCGCTATTGGTGTCCCAATTACATTTATGGATAAATATAATCCAGACCAATTTGAAATTATTGCATTAGGGATTGTAGGCTCAATTGATTTTACTTGTAGTAAAAGAATGGAAATTTTAGATAAAAATTTTGCACCAACTGGAAAATTTACTTCTAATGCTAAAGGTACTTTATATCGCCAATATAACCCAAAAAAAGATAAGACTCCTGCGTTTAAAGATGCTGAAACTGGAGAACTATATACAAGCATTTATGCTCGTATAATAATAAAAAATAAGAAACTTTAAATAGTAACTATCATATACTAAACTATGAAAATAGAACTTAAAGAGATCTCAATTAAGGAAGTCTCAGAGGGGTATCTAAACGACGAGGAAGAAGGTGTTGTCGGATATAGGGGAAAGCTAAACATTCGCCCAAAATACCAACGAGAGTTTATTTATAAACCTAAACAAAGAGATGCCGTAATTGAAACGGTGATAAATAAATTTCCCTTAAATGTAATGTATTGGGTTAAAAATAAGGATAATACTTATGAAGTGATGGATGGACAACAAAGAACAATAAGTATTTGTGAATATATCGCAGGAAAATTCTCATTAAATTTTCGGTATTTCCATAATCTAGAAGATGATGAAAAAGAACAAATTATTAATTACAAGTTAATGGTTTATTTTTGTGAAGGTACTGATAAAGAAAAACTAGATTGGTTTAAAACTATAAACATCGCAGGAGAAAAATTATATGACCAAGAGTTAAGAAATGCTATATATGCAGGAACTTGGCTCTCTGATGCAAAAAGACATTTTAGTAAGTCAGCGTGCCCAGCATACGGAATCGCAAGTAATTATATGAAAGGATCGCCAATTAGACAAGATTATTTAGAAACTGCAATCAGCTGGATTAGCAATGGAGAAATAGAAAAATATATGGCGAAGAATCAGCATAAACCAAATGCAAATGAATTATGGCTATATTTTCAAAGTGTTACAAATTGGATAGAATCGGTGTTCTCTAATTATCGTAGGGAAATGAAAGGAGTCCCTTTTGGAGTTTTATATAATGAATTTAAAGATAAAGAATTTGATTCAAAAAAAATAGAAAAAGAGATAACAAAGTTAATGCAAGACGAAGACATAACCAAAAAGTCGGGTATTTATTCATATATTCTAACGAAGAATGAAAAGTATCTGAATATTCGTTCTTTTACAGATAAACAAAAAAGGGAAGCGTACGAAAGGAAAAAAGGTATTTGTCCAAAATGCAAGGAACATTTTGAAATCGAGGAAATGGAAGCAGACCATATAACGCCTTGGCACGAAGGTGGAAATACTACTGCAAAGAATTGTCAGATGTTATGCAAACAAGATAATAGACTTAAATCTGGAAAGTAAACTAATATAATTTATTTAACTGTTCTGTTAGTCTAAAGTCCCTCTAACGCAACAATGTACTATTTATTGCATTCTCTGTATGTGCCTATTGGACAATATATTTTATCTCTAGTGCTACGTTTGAGTCCGCAAGGAGTTGTCTCTAGTATTTCATCCATTATATCTTGCTTTTTATCACACAGAATCATGTCATCCATTATTGAATCCATTTCTGATTTGCGTGGTCTTTTTTCTAATTCTAGCCCTAATATGTCTTTCATAATTCAGTTCAAATGCGAAGTTTTATACTAATCTAAGTTAGTATGCTTTTATATAGTCTTACTAATCTATTTTAGTTTGCGTTCTTGCTTCCTTTTGCGCAAGTTTCTTTTTAATTTTTGCTCTAAGCGCCATCCATATTCCTATTATAAAAATAACTGCACCTACGATGAACACCTCAAAGTCTGAAGGTGTGCGAAAATTCAACCATGTGATTCTCTGCGTAAGTACGCCCAGAGCTACAAGCATGTAATAAGTTCCAGTAAGTATCGCCGCTACAGAAATTACTCTTTTTATATCGAAATTCATTTGTCTTTCACCTCAGCACCCATTCTACGAAGTTTTATTTCCTCCTTCCATCTGGCTTGTTGTTTAAGAAAGTCACTAGCTTTCCAAAGAATTTAGCTAGCTTATCTAGGTCTGAGTCTTCTACTGAATACACTCCACAGCCATATACTTCTTCATGCTCTCCGTTTTTCATTTTAATCATCGTTCCTTTTGCTCCAAATTCTTCTGCGCTTATTACTAATTGCTTTCCCCACTGTTTGTCATAATCTAGGCTATATGGGTATGGATTAAATGGTAGCATGATAAATGCCCCTTTTACATATCCTTCTTCATCCGTGTCCTTTAAGTATGCTTCTGGGTCTTTCAAATTCTTTATATTCTTATTTATCTCTCCTATTGTATAGTCTCTTGTGTTCATTCTTAGTTTTCTGTGATATTTTCTATTACTCATTGGGCATACTAGATAAAAATGCATAGCGTCATAACTAAATTCTAAGTCATCTACTTTTATTTTATCAATTACTTTTGTTTTCATATTGTATAAACTATACTTATACTTTTATATAAGTCTTTCTATACTATAGGTATATTATCTACTTTATATCTAGCTTACGTTTTCTAATCTTATGTCGTGTATGATTATAACAGCACATACACAATCCTTTTGCATACATTAGCCTATTTCTTCCACACCGACTACAATCTCCAATGCTAGCCATTTTTCGTCTTAGTTGTGGAAAGCGAAGTTATTAAGATTTTGAACGCCTCCTTTGCTTGCTTGGGTACGACTGCGTTTCCGAGACACTTAATTCTGTCCACCCTATTGGGAATCCCATCAACCACTCTACCCACATAGGATTTAGACGTGGTGGAGAACTCTGCTGGGTCTTTAGTCCAATTTGGTAAATCTTGTCGGGTAAATTCTCTATTTGCTGTGGATTCTTGTAATTCCTTCCGCAGCGACCTTTGTAATCTCTCGATGTTGGGGTGGGGAACATCTTCTTCTCCAACTCCTTCAATGGTATCTTTCCGTAAGCTACTTGTTCCCGCAGATTGCAAGTTGCATAACTCCGTCCTGGTCTGTACTTTCGATTCTTTTTCACTATGTTCTCCACTGTTTTTGGTTTTATCCCATCGAATGTGTTGGGGGTAGCCCAAAAGAAAGAACCTTTCTCGTCTGTGTGGCGCTCCGACATCTGAAGCTCGAAGAGTCGTCCAGATCGCATCATACCCGATTTCGGAAAGCGATCCGAGAACTCTATCAAGTCCCCTGTTAATGATCGCTGACACGTTTTCCACGAACACGAATCTTGGTCGTATTTCACTGATAAGTCTCGCCATTTCAAACCATAGTCCGCTTCTTTCTGCCGTGATTCCTTTTCTTTTTCCTGCGTTGCTAATATCGACGCACGGGAATCCCCCCGTGATGATGTCAAATTCTCCTTCTTTGAAATGTAATTCTTTGATGTCTCCATATATTTCACCTTTATCTAGTAGTCCTTCGGACATTCTGCTTCTAAGGACTGCACAAGCATATTTATCTATATCGCAGTATGCTTTTGTCTTAACCCAATCGCTAAGACCTATTTCTATGCCACCCACTCCACTGAATAGGCTAAGACCATTTAACATTTTTACTTTACCTTCGCTTTTTCTACGTATTGCGTAGTTTTATGTCTGTAACTAAGCCGATTATTAACCCACTTACCCCGCCTATGAACACTCCCACGTTGTACCCCATTCCAAACATTATTACTCCAAACATTATTGAGTAAAGAATTATTGCTACTATTAGCATTTTCGTTTTATTTTCCATCTTTCACCTTCTCACAGAAATACGAAAATCTACATTTGCATCCAAAAAAGTTAAGCCAACATCTTGGGTCTAAAATATAATACTCTACTCTTCTTTTGCATACGTCACAACTAACAAATCTCCTAAACATTTTGTTCTCCCTCCTTCTTATTCTCACAGGATTGCACAATAGCAGTTACCGTTTGACCGCGCATTTCATTTAGGAATTTTTCTTTAGTCATAAGTTCATATGATGATCCAAAATCTCTAATCGCAGTAGTCCATCCTTCCTTCTTTCCAATTATTCTAACCCACTCGCTCCAAGTTCTTTCTATCATTTTTTCGCCTCTTCTCTGCAAATAAACTTAGTATATTCTTCAGATAGCTTCTTAGACCTTATGAAGTCCTCTGCCTCTGTTAATCTTAAATCTTTAATTGCACACCCGCTACAGGAACTAATAAGCTTCTTAATCTCTTCTTTGCATATTTTAAAATGAGCTTTTAGATATTTCTGCATGTCTTCTTCCTCTTTCCATTCTTCTCTACTTGCATGCCACATATCTGCTAAGAAAAATTCTTCTAATATTTCAACTGATTCCAATATTGTTTTTGGCGCGTAAGCACCTTCTGATGTCATTTTTTCACCTTTGAACTATTATATTCAATTATATTGCTAACTTTATTCACTCCAATGCCTATAGATCTTCCAATCATTGTACACATAATATAACTGACTAGTGGGAGCGTAATAACTATAATTAATAGCTGACCTATTTTATTTGCGCCAGTCATGTTATATAATACAAAAGCTTGCAAAGTTAAAAGTGCGGAAACTATAAAGAAAAACCACCATTTGGGTCTATAATCTATTATTGATGTTTTCAAAAAGTTTGCCATTCCTTTATTATCCATATTATTTATCCCCCTCTTGCTTGTTTGAACGATTATGCGAAGTTTCTTCGTGGAAGATATGATTAATTTGAAGTTCCCACAACTTTCCCTTTAAATACTCTTTAAATTCTGATAACTCCATATCGTTCTCTTCAAATATTACCTCTTGTCTAGGTATTATTAATTTTAGTTTATTCATTCTTCTACCTCCGAACGAAAAAGCGAAGTTTGAACTTTTCTCTCTACTACACAGATAGTATCATTATGTGCGGCTGAATGAGAAACAAGCAGTATTTCTATTATTTCAAAACCCATACGCTTTCCAAATCCATTGCTATTCCACCCAAATGTTATCGCATAGCCTCCAACCTTTATTTTATTTATTATTGCCTTTTTAGTTTCGCTATACAGCAAGCAATTCTGTGTGTCTTTCATGCTTGGCTTTAGACCTACTCCTTCATAACACTCTTTTATTTGTCTAGGACTATATGGCGGGTCAAATAACACTCCACAATAAGACCCAGCTAGCTTTTTACAGAACTCTACAGATTTAATGTGCTGTTTAGCCTTAGTATTTGGATTCAAATCGTTAGTAAACTCTGCTGGACTATTATTTCCTGCAAATGGGTCTACCCATCCCTTTCCATCACCAACGTATCTTTCTAGCAATCTCTTTATTGGCTTTATTTTGAAGGTTTCTTTATTTGGTGGCGATTTTACTCTGCTTATTTTCACTATTGTACCTCGATATTTAGTTGTCTGTTATCCATTTCTCTTTTTAAGATAAAAAACTCTTTCTTGAGTTCGTCATCCGTTAAATCTTCTACATCTTTCATTTTACTTTTTCATCCTCCTTCGTCTTAGTGTTGGAATGCGCAAATATTTTGTTTAACTCTTTACAGTTGAAACACTTACCACAAGCCAGATCTCCTCTTTCACATAAAATTATCTGTGCGTGTTTAAGCTTATCTTTAATCGCTTGCATGGCTTTCTCGTGTGCTTTTCTAATATCATTACTATACATGGCTAACGCTTTTGTTACAAAGTAAGAGACATTGTTTGCAGTTATTTTTGGAATATCCATTCCAACGTAGATTTCATTATATAGATTTTTGTCTTCATTGATAGCTCTATTAATTGCCTTCCTACTAGCACTATTAAACCTAACTTCTACTTTACTCGGCATCTTGCACCTCTTGCTTATTAAGCGCAAGTTTAGCTTTAACATACTTTGGAACGCTCTTATATTTATCAGAAACAAAAGGATATAATTTAAGTATCTCTAGTGCTTTGTATAGTTGTTTCTCAGTAAAATCCCCTTCTAGATTATCCAAAGCATCATCTATTGCCTCTGCAATTTCTTTAGTTGAAATGTTGTATGTGCCCATTAGTCTTTCACCGTCTGTTTAGGATGCGGACTAGTAAGCCACTTGAATACTATTGGTACTACTATTCCACATATTGACCCGATTATTATTCCTGTTAAAATATCGTTCATTCTTGCACCT